TGTTGCTCTTCAGTGCGCTGAAGGTCTCTGCAAATTCGCTTCCTGCAATCTCCCAGATCAGATTGTTGTCCCGGTACCTCGCACACAGGTTCATCAGATCGGCAAACATCTTCCTTGCCGCCATCTTCTGCGTCACAGGATTGCCGTATTCGTCCTCCAGCGGGTTTCCATCCGCATCCTTCTGCTGTTCGTCTGTCAGGCCCATGTCAATCAGCATTCCGACAGGTGTCTGCACAATCATGTCAGGAGTGATCTTCACATTTACGCCGTCCACAATTCTTCCGTCCGGCAATGTGATCGTTACATTGTCTTCGTCATACGTCATCCCAAGGTTCATGGAAGACGCAATCTGGGCAACGCTGAACTGCTCTCCTGCCGGATGCACAGAAGTTTTTGCCACCTGATCCAGTGCCTTCTGGTATGTTCTTTCTGCCCTGCGAAGATATTCAGCCTTTTCGCGTTCTTCTCCGGTCAGCCGGAAGTTTTTGATCGCCTGATTCACGTTGTGGAGGGCGTTCCGCATTTTCCCGGCAAGGCCGTTGTCCAGCATCCGCATCACGAATTCCCGCTCGTTCAGATGGGTTCTCGCGAAGTCAGCCACAATCTCCTGATCGATTTCTTCCGGATCGGTAAGCTCTTTGCCGATCTTTTTGTATTCTGCCTTTTTCTGTTCACGTTCAGCCTGCAGTTTCGCTTCCGCATCTTCGCCGTTGAACAGATATTTCATCACGATTTTGGAATAAGTCTTATAGGCGTTTGTTTTTTGCATCGCATGGGTAATTTCATGCAGTGATGCTTCAACAAGAGCCTGTCCGACCGTCATGTTTCCGCTCTTGATCAGGTTCTGGTTCAGATAAACAACACCGTTTTCATACTTTGCTCTGGCACCGTTTGGAAGTTTGTCAGTCACCTTGATCTCAATGCCAAGTTTCCGTCCAAATGCATAAACAGCCAGCATACCTTCCGTATTGTTCATCAGGCCGGTCATGTCAATTTTGCCGTATTTGATCTGATCCGCCCGTTTCAGGTATTCTTCCCTGCGCTTTTCGCGTTCCTCTCCCTGCAGGTTGTCCCGGTCCAGAAGCCGCTCAACAATCGTATCGCGCTGGTCTTCCCATGCTTTCCCGGTCCGCTCGTCCTGCTCGGCCTGAAGTCTTGCTTCCGCTTCTTCCTGTTGTTGCTTTGCCTGTGCTTCCGCTGCCGCCTGCTGTTCACGCTGAGCATCTTCGTCAGCAACCATCTGCTCTGCCTGCTGGCGGATCTCGGACATCTTCTGTTCTTTTGCCCTGTTCAGGCTTTCTTCCGCAGCGGTTTCTTCCTGTTCAGCATTGGATACGGACTGATTCCACTCTTCCAGCACAGCGTCAGCAGACATCAGTTCGTTCAGTGCGGCATTAAACGCTCCCTGGTAGCTCTTGTTTGCAGGATCGCTTTCCAGCAGTTTCTTTGCCTCATCCAGCGCTTTCTGTTTGGCATCCAGCACAGACTGCTGCCGCGCTTTTGAAGCCTCCGCTTCCGCTCTTGCCCGCATCTTTTTCATGTAGGCATCGTGTTCTGCTGTAATCGCGTCAGCCTTCCCGGTAGCCATCAGTTCCTTTGTTTTCTCTGCAACCCGGTTGTCATGCACAGCTCCGGCAACATCCTGCTGTACCTGTGAATTGGACAGATCCGTCATCCCGGCTTCAGCCAGCATTCTCGCCTGTTTGAAAGCAGAAGCGTTCTTACATTCATCGCTGTTGATTACCTGCCATGCAGCGCTGTTTTTACTCAGTGCCGCCATATGGATTCCATTCTTCACCTGCCATGCCGGAACTCCTGCCACATGAGCAGCATCCAGCAGATTCCGCAGTTTGGATACAGGGTTATCACCAAGCACATCGTCAGAGTTGGCGTATGCAGCTCCGGCAACATCGCTTCCGGTATCGCTTTCGTCAGCCGTCAGCACGGTAATAATGTTTGTCGCTTTAGTCGCGTCATCCGTCTTCTCTGCTTCTCCAAGCATTTCCCGGTCCGCAAGATATTCTTTTGTGTCTGCGTCCGTAACCGTCACAGGTTTCCGGGCGGCTTCCATAACCCTGTCCGCCAGCTCCTGGTCCCGTTCCCGCAGTTCCTTCACCGTTACCTTCAGATCGTTCCGGCCCGTAAGCGCTGCCACTTCCCGGTTAATTGTCCTGGCTTCCTGATGGTAGGCAAGGGTCTGCGCTGCTTTCGCACCGGCAAACGGCACAAGGTCAATGACCGGAGTAAAGAAACTGGTAATGGCCGTCCGGATCAGTTCACGGATATCGTCCATATCCGCCTGTTCCTTCGCTTCGTCAGGCATCATGCCGGACATCATATAATTCTGTACGGCCATGTTGTGCTTGGACAGATCGCCCATGGTCAATTCGTCAATCTTCTGCTCGGACCATTCATTCAGCGTCTCGCCGATCATTTCAGACAGCATATCCGGGAACATCCCTGCCAGAGCATTCTTCCACGATCCTGCGCTTCCGACCTTGCTCATCACGTTGTTCAGCCGGTTCATACGGATCATTTCCGTACCTGCTTCGGAGAAAAAAGTCACAAGGCCGATCAGACCAGCAGCCAGTTCCGTCCCGCTGCCGCCCCTGTTCATCGCTTCTGCGGAGGACTGTGCGGCTGCACCCATGGCCATCATAACAGCGCCTTTAAACTCCGTAACTGATCCGGCTGCCCATTTGGGAACCCATCCTGGTGTTTTCACACCGCCGCCAAAGAATGCAGCGGCGTTCATCGCGCTTCGTCCATGGTTATACAGGATAGAATAAAGACCGGTTGCGACTTCGGTTGTCAGATCGTCAGCACCGATCGCCTTCATATCCTCTTTGATTTTCTGTATTGTGTTCTGGTACGCTGCGGAAGAAAAGCTCTGTGTTGCCATCAATGTGCTTTTACCAGCCATTTTCCCGGTCAGAAGGGATTCGAGATACCACATACCGCCGGAAATTGCGTCAACGGGAGCCAGCGTAATTGCCAGAGCGGTAGCGCCGACAGCGCCAAGCGGTCCGCTGGAAACCATGTCAGACGCAAGGTTTTCAGCAGCCAGGTTTGTCCTTGCCCCAAGAACGCCTGTACTCGGATCGGCAAGGAACTGATAGTATTCCATAGCTGCTTCCATGCCCTGTGTCGCGTGAAGATAATAGAAGATCATCTTCTCGCTGTCGGACATAATCTCGCCTTCCTGCGTGGCCGGGATGTACTTGTTCATGGCCCTTGTCCTGCCGCTTGTATCGGTTTCAATCAGGAACTCAGCCTGCTCCCACGCCTTTCTGGCGGTTTCCACAAAATCATCCTTCAGCGTCAGCTGGTAGTATTCATACGCTTTTTTGTTCCGGTTCAGGATGTTTTCATACCGGTTCAGGTTAGCCATGTATTCATCCGGAACCTTCACACCGTTCTTGCCGATGTAGTCTTTCACATACCGGATGTTGTCCAGCATCGTGTCGATGGTAGCCGCCTGCTCCGCGATCTCCGCCTGATCCTTTGCCTTCGCGTCACCCAGGTTTGGAATGTCCGGTTTCGTGTTCATGTCCTGGTATGCATCCAGCCAGTTCCATGCGTCAGGCGTATCGTTAATATGCCCGTCAAATGCACTCAAAAACTGATGCACACCATCCGCCCGCTGGAATTCGATATCGCTGCCGCCGTTCTTAATCAGTGTATTCCGAAATAAAGAAAGGCTGCGTTCGGATTCCTCACGTTCGTTGCGCTGTTTGATATATTCGTCATAATGCTGGACCTGGTAATCGTCAATCTCCTGAATCCTTGCCCGGTTGTATTTGTACTTGTCGTACTGTTCCTGTTCTTCTTCCGTCAGAGAAACGCTCCCGCCGTTCGCCTGGATGCTCTTTTCTCTTTCCTGCAGAAAAGCCGCCATCCCCTTTGCTCTGCTGAGAAGCTGATCCTCGCTGTAATTGTCAAAGAAGCCAAGGCTTGTTTCCCCTGTTTCAAAGTCAGCCCAGTTGTTCCGCAGATCGTCCTGGATGCCGGTCAGGGTAAAGCTTCCGTCCGTTTCCTTCCGGAAAGATGCCTGAAGCTGTTCTCCGTTGTAGTCAAACAGCATCACAGGATCTTCATAGCTTTCACCCATGGCGCTGATCTTATCGCCGATCTTCGATTCAATGTCCTTCTGTTCCTGTTCAAGTCTCTGCTTTTCATCAGCTCTTGATTCCCATCCGCCGACTTCGACCTCCGTATCCATCTGAACCTGCAGATGCTTGTTTGCCTTCACCGTCATGGCTTCGCTTGCGATCTCCAGCGGACTTTTCATAATCCCGTTTCGGACCATTTTGTTGATGGCCATACGCCGTACAATGCCTGCCGCCTTTGTGTTTTCATTTGTATTTGCCTGTTCCGGTTCTTTTTTCATTTCTGCGGCAGCAGTCTTTCCCGGCGCAGGTGTCGGTTCAGGTGTCTGTGCGGGTTGCGGAACAGGCCCGGGTGCCGGAGTCTCGGCAGCGCTCCTGGCCGCATTTGAAACGAATGTATCATTTTCACCTTTGTATACGGCAGGCGTTGCTTTCGGTTCGGTAGTCACAACAGGGATCGTGATCGGAGCCTGCGATTTGTCAAAGTTCTTCTTTTCAGCGTTCGTCAGAATATCTCCGACATGGTCGATTACATCAGCCGCGTTATCCTGCTCAGCCTTCACGATGGAGTTTGTGGCATCGCTCATCTTCGGAACAGTGGAAATCATGCTTCCGATAGCATCCGTCAGCACCTTCGCGGAAGAAGCTTTCCCCTTGTTCTTGTCGCACATTTCCTGAATCCGCTTGATCACATCGTCATACTTGTAGTTGACCGCTCTGGTAGTGGAAACCAGATTCCCGGACCCGGGATTTCCTTCTTTGCCGATGCTGTCATCCATCTTGTTCAGGATGCCAAGATCTACTTTCTCCCCGTTGATCGTAATGCTCCCGGTTGTCAGCGCGTCATCCAGCTTTTTCTTGGCCCGTGTAAAATCTTCCATGCCGGACAGTTTTTTATCAATCCATGCATTCAGAGACGTTACAGCTTTCTCAGCAGCCTTCGTGTTTTTTTCAGCGGTCCATACCTTCTGGTACATATCCTTCCGTGTCTTGTCATCGCTGTATGCGTCTCCCTGGTGCTCTTTCAGCCAGTTCTCTCCGAAAGCAGGAACATTATAATAAAGGCCAGCGTCATTAATCCCAACGCTGCCCAGAGAATATGGATTGAACTGTTCGCTTTCCGGATTCAGTTTTTCAGCGATCTCCGGATTATATTTCCATGTGTTTCCGTTTCCCAGAACGCTGTTGACCATCGCGCCGTACATATTCCCGGTATAGTCCTGGTTCCTGGCCTTCCAGATGGTTCCGTACATCGCGTCCTCTGAGAAGTCTGTGCCTTCGTTCAGCTCCAGGATATTCCCGTCAGCGATGCTGCTGTTCTGCATTTTGTACAGGGTCGGATACTTTTTCTGCATCTCATTCTGTACTTTGCCGACAATCGCGTCATCGCTCATGTTCAGGTCCTGCCTGTTTGCCCAGTAGGACAGTTCTTCCTGCATCGCTACCCATTCCGTCTTCGCGCTGTTGGTATCTTTCATCGCCCTCCTGTACTGATACAGGTCATAGGCAAGGATCTGGCCTTCAGTTGCCTTTTTCCCAGGCTTGCTGGGTGTATTCGTAGTCCCGCTGTAGATCAGATCACTTTCCCAGTCGCGGTTGCTGCTGAACCAGTCATCCGTCAGCAGGGAAGTATCAATCCCGTAGGACTGAAGTTTCCCTACTGCCTGGTTGGTAGGGTTCATGTACTTCTGGTAGTACACGGAACCAGGGTCACGCATCTGCTGTGAAAGTATAGCTCCAAGCTCATTCCCGCGCTTTTTATCCTTTTGGGATATTTCATTAATCCTGGCCAGCATATTCCGCAGCGTTTTTTGATTGCTGTCAGTATTCGCAACAGGAACTGAAACAGAAACGTTCTGCTGATAAGCTGATTTATTTCCGGAATTGGGAGACGTTCCTTTATTTATGAATCCCATAATTAATCCCTCCGGGCATTTATTTGTATTCTTTACTTAAATTGGTTGGCTTAGTAACTTTCGGAGTAGTATTTGACGAAACTTTAGCTACATGGCTTCCTACTTTATTTCCGTTTTTACCTGCTTGTTCCAAAATGTAATCCCTGTATTTTGTCGGATCTGTGAAGCCTGCCGCTTTCATCGCGTTCCATTCAGCTTCTGTCATACCTGCCTTTTCCCACGGTTTTGAACTGCCAGGGTTGTTCGCCCCGCCCGTTGCCGCCGCCTGTTTCTTCATGGCGTTATAATCCGCCCTGCTGATCCCGGCCCTCTTCAGCACGTCATCGCTGACATCTGTCCCGTTCCCTGCCGCCGCTGTAATCACTGTGAACGCGATCTTCTGGTCATCGGTCATCTTGTTATAATCAAACTCAGTCCGCCACTGATCCTGCTGTGCCTGCCACTGTTTCTCCTGGAAGGCCTGCTGGATCTCCCAGTTCGCCTGCGTCTGCGCGTTCTGTTCCCGCTGCAGCGCCATCTGTTCCGCAAACTGGCTTGCGTTCTGCGCTCTCTGCAGTTCACTCTGCCCAGCCGTGAATTCCTGCTGCGCTTCCCGCTCGGACGTGCTGTACGCCTGCTGTGCAAGCCTCTCCTGCGTGTTGTACAGCTGCTGTGCCAGCCTCTCCTGCGTGGAATATTCCCGCTGTTTCGCGCTCTCCCCGGCCTGGAATTCCTGCTGGGCAACCCGCTCGGAAGTCTGGTACGCCCGGTTCAGCGCGTTCTCATTCTGCTGGAAGGCAAGGTTCGCCTTGAACTGCTCTTCCTGCTGCTCCATCTGCTTATTGAACTGCCGCAGGTTCTCTTCATAGGTCTTCTGCCACTGCGCGTCCGAAACGTTCGCCCTCTCCTTCTGGTAGGCCATGTTCTCGTTGAACTGCCGCAGCTGCTCGTCATACTGCTTCTGCCACTGCTGGTCCGCGATGACATCCCTCTGCTTCTGGTATTCCATCTGGCTCTGCTGGAACTGCCTGTTCCACGCGGTGTCCTCGCGTCCGGCGGCGTACTCCTTTTCCCAGTTGCTCTGTGTCCGCTCGGATTCCTTCTGCTGGAAACCCATCTGCTCGTTGAACTGCCGCTGGCTCTCGGAAAACTGCCGTTCCCAGCGCTCGTCCTCTTTCTCCTGCTGCTCGATATCGCCGATCTTCCCCTGATAGGCGGCGATCAGCGCGGCATTGATATCGTTCTGGGCGTTCACCTTTTCCTTTCCCAGGTTCGCAGCCGTCTGCAGCGCGTAGGAGGACCGTCCCATTCCCCGGGAAAGCGCCTGGTTGTTGCTCTGGGAAATCAGCTTGTCATACGCCTTGTCGGAATCTCTCTGCTGTTTGTCATACCCGTACTTCAGCGACTGCCAAAGACGGGTCCGCGAATCCTGCTGGTCAACGTCCGCCGCGCTCTCCGCCTGCTTCTGGGCGGTGTAGTCCAGATCTTCCTGTTTCTTTGTGGTTGCCATAGCAGATCACTCCTTATTCTTCCGTGACAATACTGCCCGGGTAATTATTCTTCAGCGCTTCCGCCTGTGTCTTGTCCAGGTGGCGGATGCACACCGTGTACAGTTTATCCTTCGGTTCCTCCGTCAGGGCCTTGTACGCCTTCTGCAGGGCATCCCAGGTCATCGGTCCGCATACGCCGTCCACCGTCAGCTTGTGGTCGCTCTGGAAGGCCTTTACCGCCTTCTCCGTGTTCCTGCCGAAATCGCCGTCAATGCCGTCAATGCCGATGTCGTATCCCAGCTTGTACAGCATCGTCTGGCATTCTTCCACTTCTTTTCCCTTGCTCCCCCTGCGGATGGTCGCTCTCCATGTGCTTTCGACCGGGAAACCTGTATCCTCATTCATTGCATAGTCCACGTTCTTCAATTCTCCCCAGCATTTCCATTTATTTGCGCTCACATTGCTGACGCAGACTCCGGCCTCTGTGCTGGAAGCCTCAATCACCTTCCCGTTTCCGATGAACAGGCCGATGTGCGTCTTGTCCCCGCTGTGGTCCGTGAAAACAGCGGTGCCCGGTTTCAGCGCTTCGCCGTCCGTCCGCCTGCCGCCGCTTAAGTTCCCCTGTTTCGTACAGTACCCTTTCCAGATCGTATTGCTCCCATGGGCAATGTAGATCTTGAACTGGTTGAATGCCCACCGGAAAAGGCCGCTGCAGTCAGCGACATAGTGACCGATCCACTTGCTGCCGATCTTCGCGGCGCTGTAGTAGTGGTCGTTCTTCGCTTCGCTGTTCTTCTCCCAGCTGGTGCCGTACTTGGAGATCATGTAGTTCACTTTCTGCTTCTGTTTGTTCTCCGTCCACAGGTCACCGGCCTGGCCCCAGATATAACCCCACTTGTTGTCCAGCGCGTACTCAAACTTTCCGATCAGGTCTGCCGCTTTCATCCTTCTTACCGCCTTTCCAATTCTTTGGGTTCTTCCCCATCACGATAAACCAGTCAATCGTCCCGAACACAACCGCAAAGCCAAGCAAAACCCAGAGCCACATATCCTTTTCTCCTTATAAAAAACACACCCTGATTGTTTCTCAGGGTGTGCCGTGTTCACGCCTTGTATAGTCCTTGCTTCACCTTGATCTCCGTTGCCTCGCCGATGTGCTTCTCATGCAGATATTCATACAGCGTCATCATTTCCTTCGGCGGGTCTCCACGAGTGTTCCTGTACTCGCTGATCAGTTCCGCGACTCTTTTGTGAAGCCGCTCCATGTGGCCCATTTCTTCCGTGGACAGTACATAGAACATTTCCGCCGTCTGCGGGTCTTCCTGTTTCCATCTCATCGCCAGGTCGATGTAGGCCTGCGCGTCATGAAGCTCCTCCTCGATCTTTCCGCTTAAACACTTGATGATCTTCATGCAGGATACCTCCTGCCGTCAGGCCGCCGGTGTAAGAGCCGAAATGATCTGCTGGGTCTGGGCCGTCTGGCTGGCCGCGAGATTGGCCATGTTCAGCTGGTTCTGCAGCGTCACATTGGCGGCTCGGAGCGTCTCAATCTCCTGCTGACACAGCTTGTCCAGGATCGCGTTCGTCTGCTCCAGGATTGCCGCCCGTGTGGCAGCACCTTCGCTCTGGACGATGTTCTGCGTTCCGGTAATGGAGGTCTGCAGCGCAAACATCTGCTGCATATTCGCCATCTGCCGTGCGTTCTCGCCGATTTCCGCCTGGGCAAACCCGTTGTTGATCGCCGCGTTCACACCGGCGAAACCGCCGCACAGGCTCGTCTGAATGTCTCCGAAACCGGCGGTAATGCCGTTCTGGAGATTGCTCACGCCGCCCATCACGGCGCTCTGGTCAAAACCTCTTTGAACATCCGCGTTCACGAATCCGGCAGCGTTGTTGCCATAGCCGCCAAAACCGTTTCCGCCAAAGCCCATGAACAGGAACAGCAGGATAATCCACCAGCCGTTGCCCATCCCGTCTCCCATAATAATGGGATTAGTGTTGGTATCCATTTTCGTTGTCTCCTTTTGTATATTTGCAAGCCGCCGTGCACTGCGGTTCACAGCTTGACAAATATCCTGGAAACAACGTATACTTTACTTGCTTATTTGGAGGGCATTCGTGTCCCCAGGAAGGCCTGAGTGTTGGTAGCGCTCAGGCTTTTTACTTGACTGTTACTTGACTCCCATTCTCTGGATCATTGGCATGATCCGCTGAAGCATTGGATTGCTCACCTGGCCGGTCATGATCAGGTGCTGCACCATGGCTTTCGGATCACCGGCCATCTCCGCAGGAATGTTGTATCCGGCCTTCTGGGCCATACTAACCGGGTCTTTCATTAATTGCTGAAGTTCGCCATTCGTAATATGCATTCCATCGCCCCCTCTTCGCCATCATTATGGCAAAAAGGAAGGCCCTCTGCGAGACCACAGAAGGCCCATTTTCGGCTCTCTTTCGGTTCAGTCTGGTAAATACTTATAGATGAATGAACAGCGGTTTATGACCCGTTTGACGGTCGATACGGATACGTCCGTTTCTTCCGCCAGCTTCTCCAGCGACCCCGGATAATCCGTCAGATACTTTTCCATTATTTCCCTGTCTTTTCTCACCCTGATATGCCGGTTTAAGGCATCAAGGACTATTTCCCTGTCCATCTGCCACCTCCGTCACTCTCGCAAGGGTGTCAAGCCAGTTCTTTTCACGGATAGTGTACCAGACCACAAAGATCACAATCGTCAGGATAAAGGTAATGCATACAGACAGGAGCGCGACCAACATCCGCCTGTTGGAGCAGTTCAGATGGAGCAGCGCCTTGTCAGCGTTGATCTTATCGTCCATCATTCATCCTCCGGTTCCTCTTCCGGAACCACCTCATAATCAACAGCTCCGGCACCGGCAGCGTCCACCAGGCCTTCCGCGATGATGTAGGCAATCACCGTGGCACCGGCCATGATGATCCCGGTCACCTGTACCGCCACCTGTTCGCTGCCGCCGAAGGCAACGATCATCATCGCAACAAAGTTGCACACAGCCGCCCAGAACTTCCGGCTCGTCAGTTTCTTTTTCCAGTCAATCTTCATAGTTTCCCCTCATTAATCCGGATGCAGATCATTCACATGGGTTTCCAGCGCAATGATCCGCCCTTCCAGGTTGTTGTGTTTCCCAACCTTGTCCTCAAGTTGCTTCAGCCGGTAATCCATCAGTGCGGTCTGTTTCCTGTTGGAAATGTAAACTCCCAGGAAGCTCAGCAATGCCGTCACCGCTGATGCCGCGAATGCTAACCATTCCATCAGAACCGCCCCTCTCTTGCTTTTCTGAATACCTTCTCAACCTTTTTCCGGGTCGCCTCGCTCTGGTCGGTGCTGTTCCCTTCCCGCTTTTTCCTGGCGTTCTCCAGGCGCTGGGTGGTCTTCTTCATCCCCAGGTCTTCCTGCTCGTTGATGTAGTTCCTTGCCTTCGCCGCCTTCGTGCTGATCTGGTCGTTATTGTTGTAGATTCCCTTTTCCTTGTACTTGTCGAACCAGTAAAAGCCGTTGCTGGATTTTGTTTCCCTGGCAGGAGTTTCCTGTGTGGTCTTCTTCTTCCCGTCCTTCCAGTACCCGCCGGTCGTGTACCCTCTGTAAGTGCTTTCCCTCTTCTGCGCGGCCTTCTCTTCCTCAGTGGCCGTCCCGCGCCAGATCCTGTAGTCCCGCTCCTCGCGTTCCTTGTTCTGCCGCGCTACCTTGTTCCGAAAGCGTTCAGATGCCATCAGGACTCACCCTCCTCCGTAATCGCCGTCACCGTCAGATCCGGAGTATCCCCGGAATCGTCCACCGTAATCAGGTAATCCGCAGTCTCTGTGGACAGCGTAATCGCCTCATCATTGATGTTCTTCGGGATTGCCGCGCTGATCGTGTTGAACATCCCGTGGAACAGGATCACAACGTCCTGCATCGGCTGGTCAACCCGCCGCCATACCCTCTTCTCATGCGGAGTTGTCCCGGCAGCTGCCGCCTGGAACAGCTCATAGGCAATCCCGTCCGTGAAGACAACCACGTCTCCCACACTGTAGCTTGTGCCGCTTGCGTAATCACCCTTGTAATTCATACCCGATCACTCCTTTACTCTTGCTCGGAAGGCTCTTCCGCGAAAGCGCCAACCGTCTTCCTGTCCATCTGGAACCCGTCCACCGTTCTCAGCGCCACCGTCTGGATCATCCGGTCATCCCGCTTGCACATCGCGCCCCAGACATCGGAGAAATCGCCTTCCGCCCGTCTCTGGGCCTTGTCCGCGTCACCCTGATAGTTTTTACTGTCAAAGGTCTTGGGATAACCGGACAGAGAATTGAAAGTCCCGTTGGCATCCACGATGTAAGCGTCAACAATGAAAATCTGTCTTGCCATAAGGATTACCTTCCTTTCATATTTTTGTATCAAAAAAGCGACCGTTCAGGCCGCTTGAGTTTTATTTGTCTAATCGGTTTCGTTCTTCCATCATCTGACCATATTGGGAAACATCACGGGGTAAGGATTTGCACCTTACATGGGAGCAACAGCATCACCCGTTGTGCTTTCTGTCAGCCGTCCCGATGCACCCGACTATCAAGCTATGCGTACACGCTTGCATCAAACGTCTATGCCTGTCTACGTCTACCTATTCCGTCACCCGTGATGAACATTTAGCGAAGTTTCCGCACTCGCTTATCTGTCTTTAGTGCTTCTTTGCACTCTTGATGAAACTTGTCCAAACCATCGTCACGAATTACCTTCAGAAAATGGATTATCATCTGCTCCGTATTCGGTTCAAAATGCCGTCCTTTTCTGACTTTGTTGTAATAATTCAGCGGTTCGGCTTGTGTCCACTTCTCTTTGCTGTAAATCTTTCCTGCTCCAATCCAATCGCAAAGCATTTCAACAATATACTTCATCGGAATCGGATGTGGAAATACCTCTCCGGTATCGTTATTGTAGTCGCACCAATATTCCCAATGATGCTTGTTGTGTGCCTTGTGATGAAGCCAAGAATCAGAATATCCGACATCCTCTTTTTCAGCTTCAATCGGACTCCTGTTGCCTTGATAGTATTTAGCCGCAGGAGTAAACTCGGCTCGGCTAAACTTTGACAAGTCATGGACAATGCCTTGCCATGTTATACCGCAAGCCTTACACTCACGATATACAATGGCTTTGTTCTAACGAGTTTTAACTTCCTGTCATTTGACCATATTGATTCCTTTAGACATATATTGCAAGGCAGAAAATTCTGTATTTTTGAGCACCCGAACCTCTTGCATAGAACGATATTGTTCGTGTGCTTAATACCGGGTTTGAATTTATAATTGGCATTGCATCGTAGTTGTTGGAAGGCGAAGCCCCAAAGGGAATAAGCGCAAGCAAGGTTGTTGCCCCGGCCGGTAACGGTATTACAACAGAGCCATTGCTTCCCGCATTAACAGTATCACTTAATTCTGAAACATAAGCATACTTTGCAATCTGGTTCGAAAGCGAAGCAACCTGTGCGCCCAGACCGCCGGAAACCGCCGTCAGGTTAGAGCTGGTTAATGTGCCGTTCGCGGCGATATTCGTATTCGCCTTGTACAGGCCTTCCGCCAGGGAACCATGCCCGTGAACATACACATACTCCCCTGAACTGATCACTCCGTGCGTGTTGTTCTTGGAGATGATCGCAAGTCCGGTCCCCAGTCCCTGCAGCGCGGAATCGATCTTGTCCATGCTGCCGTTGTGGAAAGAGTCAATGTCATAGTTGTCCGATCCGGCAGGCTTTACCAGATCAAAGTTCGTTGTGTTCGTTGCCATCTTCTTTACCTCCCGGCCAGCTGGTCATGCGTAAACGCACCCAGGGCACCTTTTATTGTACTGACCGAAACCACATCCGTTGTGGTTCCGTTGACCGTCTTTGTGATCTTCGCATTTCCGCTGTCATAGTCAACAGAGGAAACGGTCGCGCTCTTTTCCGCTTTATTTGCCTGCAGCAGGTTCAGTATCCCGCCCGGGACTTCCTCCCAGTTCGTGTTCTTCACCAGCGCCGTCACGCCGCCGGTAATCGCTGCCGTAGCTTTGCCCAGCGTCCCGTTCACACTCAGGAAATCGCCGATGGCCGCGTCCGTACCGCTGGACAGTATCCAGTCAGCACCGGACTTGACCGCAACCTTCAGCAGGCCCTTCCGGACCGCATTGATCGTCTGGCTCAGAATATACCCGTTACAGGCATCCAGCGCCTTCTGCCCTGCCGTGTTGAAGTCCAGTCCGTTGTACAGGTGCGCGTAATCCAGCACCTTGCTGCCGTTGGAATACAGGCAGTTATCCGTGCCGATATAACAGTCATCATTCGTGTTCGTCTGCGGATTTGTGGACTGGTTCTCCGCAGCGATCAGATACATCTTCGTGTCATTTTTGTGCTTGCCGCCTGCCGTGTTCTTCGTATCGACCCACGGCACTTCCACATATCCTTTTTCGCTGTCCAGCTTCAGCGCGTACTTCTGCCCGGTCTCGGAATAGCCGGTCTGTACGCCGCCCCTTGTGCCGTTCGCGGCCAGCGGCAGGGAATAGTTGTTCGCGTGTTCCTCGATGCCGTCCAGCTTCGTTTTGTCCCCGGAACTCATGAACCCATCAGCGCTCTGGCTGGCAAGGCCGATGATCGCCACCTGCACCCCGTTGATGGTCGCTTCCAGTTTATGGGTGCTGGCATCATAGGCCACAGCGGTCACCATGGAATCCTCCAGGATGCCGCTCAGACGGTACAGGTCTGTCAGAATCCTCTCAAGCTGGATCACCAGGCCCTTGTCCTGCCCGGTCCATCCCTGCGGCACCCGGAGCGTCTCATGCTGTCTGATCTTGCTCATCCGCGCCACCTCAATCCGGGTCCGTCTCGACCACCAGCTGAATACCGCCGATCAGCCGCCATGGAACGGTCACCCCGGCCTCCGTCTCGATGATGATCCGGAACTTCCGTCCCGCGCCGCCGAAGTGAAGCCGTTTCCCTTTGTGGCTCTTGTTCGCCGTAATCTGTTCGCTGGTCAGCGGCTGCACCGTATAGGCCTTCGTCTTCATCTTCTTCTCCGTCTGCACGGAGATTTTCAGCTGCACCGCCGTGTCCTTCACTTCCGGCACAAAGTACAGGTCGAAACCGCCCTTCTGGATTCTCTTGTACCCAAAGTCAATCCACGGAGAAACCCACTTTGTCGCCGCACCGCTGGCCTGCCCTGTCTCCCAGGAGTCATATTTCAGCCGCAGCATTTTCCCGGGCAGTGTGGAGCTGGTAAAGAACAGCTCATCGTCTGTCGGCAGCAGGCTTTCCACATGGAATCCGGTATAGTACAGGATCGTGCCTTCCGTCAGGTTGTAGACCAGCATCGCGTTGTTCACCGTGCTGTCCCCGGTTGGGAAGGCCAGGTAATACCGGTTCTGAAACAGCGCCCCGCACATCTGGTCCAGCGCGTCCTTGTTCACCGTCCGCCAGATCTGCTCCACCTGTTCCCGGGCATAGGGCGATGTACTCATGCCGTCATAGACGCTCATCCCGTTTATCTCGCCCATGAACACCCGTTCCTTGTCAACGGCCACCGTGTTCGGATAGGCGGTGCCGCCGCCGTATTGCTCCTGGAATTCATACTCGCCCGGGTTGGTGTTCAGCACCCGCCAGATCCGGTTCTTCTTGAACGCCAGCAGCTGATCGCCGAAGCGCTTCAGAGCGCAGAATGTATCCCCGTCCCAGCTCGGCTGCAGGATATCCCCGGCTCCGTCCTCCGGATGGTCCGGGTCAGCGTCCCAGTCCATCGGATCATACGGCTTGGAATACATCAGCATATCCGGGTTATCCTTGATGTTCGCGCCCCATATCCGCTCGGAATACCGCTCGATCACGCCGAACTTGTATCCGTTCGTGTCCACCGTCCGGACCACCCATGCCGGACTGCTCAGCTCGTTGTGCGTTTTTGCCGCCAGGGCGCTGTGCGTATATTCTGTCAGGTCATCGTGCGTTGTCGGCTTGTCAGGCGGAACGATCATGTACATCCCGTCTTCCTTGTTGCTGATCAAAAGCACGTCCACCGTGTAATTTTCGTTCTCCGGGTTGATCTCATACGTCACCCAGCTCCAGGCGCTCTTCTGGAATGCGTTGATGCCGGTCGGCAGTTCAATCTCAATCCATTCCACATCGCTGCCTGCCTGCTTCTGGTATAGCTTGCCGCCGCTGCAGCACACATACCATGTGTGGCTTCCTTCGCCTGTGTACCATCTCCGGTAAAAGGAGGCAAGCGTCTCAACCCGGTCCGTGAAGGAGCCTTCCATCTCCGGGCAGGCGGCTTGCGGCTGAAGCACCCCGTTAGGGGTTTCCACGTTCTCCTCTTCCTCCGCAAACCGGATGTCCGGGTTCATTCCGATGTCCGCCTGATTCAGTCCCCGGAACCCGGGAATCCAGACATCCGCGTCATAGGCGTGAAGCGAAAAGTATCCTGCCATATCACCACCGCCTTATCTCGGAATATTGATGAAGTTCCTGTATTGTTTATTTGTACCGTCCTCGTTCAGGCCGTTTAAGCCGCCCTCGTCCGCCAGCTGGCTCAGTATCTCCAGGAAAGCGCTCCTGTACGCCATGCCGCGCTGCTGCTTCTGCGGGTTTCCGTTGCGGTACATCAGCCATGTGGCCCAGTCGCAGATCGCCCGGTGCGTCCATTCCGGAAGGTTCGGTTCGTCCGTATCCTCCGCAAGGCGCGGGTAATCCGTCTGCGGCGTATGGCTCTTTGTCCAGACTTTAACCAAGCGGTCATAACCGTCATTGATGTAGTCGTTGAGGTGCGGCAGGTAATCTGTCACATCCTCCTCATCGTTGTTCGTCTGGAACATGATCTGGTTTCTGATCTCGGCTAAAGTCATTGCTGTCACTCCTTAAATGTCCGGGAACTTGTTCTTCAGCTGAACAAACACCGGAACCGGCACTGAAACGTGTTCTCCGCGCCTCACCCGCCAGGTCCATTCCCGCGCTTCATTGGCAATGGTAACGTGTTCGTACTGGTCCACCTTCACGCCGCTGCCTTCCTCTTCCAGCCTCGGCAGGAAAACGTCCACCATCGGACCTGAGTAATACTGTTTCTGTTCCTCCACCTTTACGGTAATGCCGTCATCCAGGCTGGAACTCAGGTTTTCCTCTTCTTCCAGTTCGATGTCCTCGTCCTCAAGGACCATGGGTTTCTTTGCAGCCATTGTTGTTCTCCTCTCTGATTGTTAGCTTGCGGGTTGGTTGTCAACCAGCATCGCCAGGGATACGCTGATGTCCGTCAGCAGCTGTGTCTGGATCTGGGGCCATGCTTCGTCCCCGTACTTCTTCTGTACTGCCGCCAGGTTTGCTTCCACGGTTTCCTGTCTGGTCGGTGTGTCTGCCATTTGGAATCTCTCCTTTCAAAAAAGAGGGGACCCCTCGTTTGATTGAGGAGTCCCCGTGTTCTGCCTATCAGGCGGATACGGCGTGTTCAAGCCGGACGATGAAGTCATCCTGCAGAACCGCGCAGGCGAAGAAGGGAACCTTCCACGCGATGGTGCCTCTCTGATCGTTTTAATACCCTCGGTTTTCCGATATTTATCAGGGGAATAGACTATATCTTCATCCGTTACCGGATGTGTGGCACTTCGGAATACGGAATTTCACCGTAAACCTACTCCCTTCCGGGATAGTCGTTACACCTTCCTCCGAAGAGGCTTGGCACGGGATTGGCATACCTTAATGGCTTTAGCTTTCCCCGTTAGCAGGCTTTCGCCCACACCCTGCATTTACAGGTTCACCACATTTTCAAGCCGCATTGCTGCGGCAGGCGCCCGATATGTTAAGCGGGTCATCCGTACCGGAAGAGCCAAGAGGCTTCACGATGATGCGGATGTTCGGCTTGCCCTTGCCTCCCAGCTTCACGCAGCCGAAGGCGTTCTGGCCGTAAATGATGGAGGCGTGAACGTCACAGCTGTTGCCGCCGCCGGTAGGCACGATCTTGCAGCTGTTGGTCTGCGTCCAGTTATTGGTGGTGGTGGCATCAGGCTGCCAGCGGAAGACCACCTTGGTCTTGTTCGCGGTGCCGCTGGGATAGATGCGCTCGATGCACATGAGCGTCTTGTAGGTGCTGGAATACTGCACATACACCAGCTTGCCGGTCAGCTCACGGGCCACATCTTCGGTCATGGTGTTCTGGATGATCATGGAACGCTCGTTCCGGTCATAGTTGGCACCGTAAGCGTCCAGGTCAGCCTGTGTGCCGTACAGGTAGCTCTCGGTGGTAAACACTTTCGCGTTGTCCACTTCGAAGAACTTCACCTTGTAGATGGTGCCCAGCTCAAAGCGCTGCACCCGGGTGTCGTTCTGGTACTGCGCGACCGCGATCCAGTGGGAATCACCGGACAGGTCATAGTACGTCTCATGGCTGATCTTGCTGTGGAAGAAGCCGTCAGCGAAAGGCTGGGCACCCTTCTTCTTCAGGTTCCGGACCGCCTTCTTCACCATCGTGTAGTTGATGATGTCGGAGGAAGTGATGGAACCACGGGCAGCAATCGTGCCGGGGAACATGACGTTCATACCGGCACAGATGGCATCGCGGCCAACGGTGTCGATGGACAGCGCGGCCTGCCGGTTCAGCCGGTCACTCATCGCCTGGGTTTTCTTGTCGATGTGCCACAGGTCGATTTCATCGGTGTAGTCCATGTATCCGCCGTACTGCTTGGTCATCACGGAGAAAGCAGTCTCGGTCAGGTTCTGGGCGCTGGGAGTCACACCTTCAGCCAGGGGAGTGGTGATCGCCGCCAGTTCCGTATAACGGAAAAACTTGACGTGCTTGCTGCCGCTGTTCACAGGCTGGTCGATCATCTGGGCATCGGTCAGGTATCCCAGGTTCGGTTCGACGTTTTCCAGAGCTTTGCGCTGGAGATAGCTTTCCAGCAGGGTCGGCGCGATGCCGGAGGAATAGGAATAGTTCATGTTTGCACGCTCCTTACTTTAATGCGTAGCGTGCCCCCTTTGAGATCTTTTCTTCCATTCGCCTGAACTGCTCATCGGTCATATTCTCGATGGCGTTCGGCGAATGCGCTGCGGCCCCATTGGGGGAACGCATGGGCGCGGGAGCTTTCTTCCGTGTGCCGCCCTGCTGCTTCTGCATCATCCGGGCAACATCATAGAAGTCCATCTTCCCGCTGATCACTTTCTGCTTGATATCCGGGTTCTCGCTGAACACTTTGATCACGTCAATGCCGTACTCATCGCGGATCGTGTCCGCCTGATGGGAAAGCATATCGATCTGCGCGTTCATGACCGGATCTTCCTTCGGGGCAAACTGCCCGTTGGAGTTGCGCGGCTGCTCTGCCGGTGCCTGCGGCGCTGCCGTCTGGCCCTGCCGATAGCGTACCAGCTCCTTGGCGGTTTCAAGGTCTTTCACAACACCCTGCTGCACCAGCTCCCTGGCATCCATCTCGATCAGCCGCTCCTGCAGCGGCGCGAAACGCTGTTCATACTCGGCGCGGATATTCTCCCGCTCCGCAGCCAGCGCCCTGGCCACTGCCTTTTCGATTCGCCTCTGAACATATCCCGGTTCGCTGGTACCCTGCGATTTCGGCTGTTCTTCGGCCTGTTCGCCCTCGTCCTCTTCTTCCGTCAAAGACTCCAGGCTTTCTTCGGACTCGTCCGTTTCTTCGATGATTTCGCCGTCCGGCGTGTCGTCCGCCTGGAAATCATCCATCTCGACCATGGTCTCCTCGTTATCCAAAGGAATTCTCCTTTCGCGCTGCCGCAAATCACGGAGCGTGTTTTTTATATGCAAAAACCCCGCAAATCACGGGGTCTTTGTCATCTTGTCCTTCGGCTCTGCTGGAACGCCTTCTTCAGCGTCAGCCTCGCGTTCTGCACCCGCTTCTTCGCTTCGGTGCTTCCCGGAATCATGGCATCCATATCCTCCGGGTTTGCGTACAGGTAAAGCCTGCCGTTCTTGTTCTCGGCCTTCAGGCCGTTCATCCGGTCCACCGTGATGTTCCCGGTCTCCTTGTTCAGCTTCAGCCTGTTGTTCTTCACTTCAGCTTCCAGGCCGTCCCATCCGGAGAACTTCTTTTTCTTTGCCATAAGCGCCCTCCTTACTCAGGCAGCTGCGCTCCGCCCAGCGGCTGGCCCAGCGTGTTCTGGTTTCCGGTCACCATGGCACTCTGCTCCGGCTGCTCTTCCGGTGCCTGCCCCCGCCGCGCCGCCATGGTGGTCAGGGCGTTCGTTGTGTCCTGCACCGTCTTCCGCAGGCTCTGGTTCTCCTCGGAAGCCTGCTGCAGCTGTGCGGCCATCTGCTCCAGCTGCTGCTGCATCTGCTGCATCTGCTGCTGGTATGTTTCGTTCGACCGGATCACCGGCAGGATGCGGTCCTTTCCGTCCAGGTTCAAAATCTCAAACAGCGCGGAAAGCGGGAAGAACTGCTGTGCCTGTGCGCTCATCGTGTACGCTTCCATGAACATCTGGTTCTGGTCCGCGATCCGCTGCGGGTCCCGGCTGGAAACCTCGATCTCCACGGTGTACGGCGGCGGGTTCACCGCGCCCTTCCGCTTCTTCCCGAACAGCTTCAGCATATCCACCTGCAGCTCCCGGGTGCCGTTCCGCCCGGTGATCATGATCCGCCGCTCATCGTCATAGAACTGACTCATCAGCCAGATCACCTGCTCGACCATCGCCTTGAATCCGTACTTCAGCTGCTCGGTCCGCATGGAAGCCACCTTGCCTCCGGCCTGGATCAGGGAATTAATCGCCTTTCCGGAAACAATGCCCCCGGTGGTCTCTCCCCTGGTGAACTGATTGGCTCCGCTGTCAGCTTTAAGATCCGACTGGAAAAGCGTCATCAGGTTGGTAATGGTAGAGTTGAACGGGGCGTTCTGCATCCAGTTCCAGGCATCGCCCTGCGTGATCTGGTCGCCCTCGATCACGTCCACCGTCCAGTCCGTCAGCGCTTCCTTGTCAATGCCGCTTCCCTTCCGCACCAGCATCCGTCCCTTGGATGCCATCCGTGCGTTCATGTCGGCATAGGCTGCGTACCGGTTGATATACCGCATCATCGGTGCAAGCTCATGCACAAGGCCTTCACCCACCAGCGATCCCTCGATGCTGTCATGCACATCGATGACAAACGGATACATCCCGTGTTCGTAAACGTCTTCCTGTTTCTCAAGCAAAGCATTGCCTGCGGCGAAAGCCACATTAATCCTGTACCGGCGCGTTTTCGCGTCATACTCCCGCCACCAGTACTCAATCAGCAACGCCCTCTTCTCATCGTTCTGATGCTCGATGTCGGAAGGATCGTCAGCCATGCCGACATTGTTGTAATAGCTCTTCTCGCTGCCGACATAGCGCCCTGTGTCCGGATAATGGGACCGGTACCAGGAAAGCGGGTGCCAGCTCACCTTCATGATGGCGCGGCAGTCCTGCAGGTTATCCGCTGTAGGGTCCCACAAAAAGGCTTCCAGCGGCCAGCGGATCAGCGCGATCTCGCCCTTGCCGTAGTTCATGTCATCGTCCCAGGCGATCTGTGTCACCGCCGTCCCCGCGCCGTAAAAGTCCTCGCATCTCCGGTAATGGAGCTGTTCAAAGTCGTTCGCGCAGTAGATCACATAGTGGCACATATCCTGCAGGTCATCTGCGGCTTCCTGCATCATCATGGTTTCCGGCAGGAGCTTGGCTTCCGGCATGGAAAGCATCTGGTCCGCTACCACGTTGTTGATGGTGCTTTTCAGCGTCTGCAGCTGCAGGGTGCGTTTCCCGTTGTTCCGGATCGTTTCCGGATCGTCCTGGTCCGGGTCCTCCATGTGCAGGATCTGGCGGCTCTTTTTCACCGCTTCATGGTAAGGCCGGTTCATCTGCTCAAAGATGTCCAGCCGCTCATAGATCAGATCCAGCAGATCCGCGTCCTCTTCGCTCAGCTGCTGCTCCTCGAGGAAAAACTCTTCCTGCAGTTCCATTTCGTTCGGATTCTCATTCATAAGTCTCACCTCGCTGTATATGAAAGCACGGCGGAGCCACTAAAACTCACAGGGAGCGACTCCTTTTCGTTTTATTTTTGCACGTCCCCGCCGCGCCTTCAGTCTTCACTGAACGGGTCAAACGGCTTGTATACCCGCTCCGGCTTCTTGGTGGCCGTCATGGGATGGTCCATCAGGAAATACCTGGTTGCGTCATAGTCATGGTCCTCGGCATCGGTGTCGATGTCCTCCCGCTTCTTTTCGTCATACGGCAGGTTCGGCACCGTCCTGATCCAGTCGTAACAGGTGGAGAAGATGTACATTCCAGGGATTCCGTTCTCATCAAAACGGAGGCGCTCATGCACCTCCATCTTTCCGGCGATCCGGGTGTTGTCCGCTTTGCTGAACAGAACGCCCTTTGTCCTGCCCTGGTATCCCGGGGACATCTGGTCGGCAACGGAGAAACCCCGGCTCTTGTCAAAGATGCTCGGGTCCGCCGTCCGCACCACCCGGATGTTATCCGCGATTTCCTGCTCTTCCCGCTCCAGGATGCCGTCCGCGATCTGGACCGGTGTCAGCTTGATGCCGGTATCGGCCTTCTTGGGAACACATCCGTACCATTCCCGGTACAGGTACGCTTTCCCCTTGTGGTCCATCGCCCACCACTGGCAGGCAAACGGATCGGAATACCCGTAGTCAAAGCTCATGTACCTCGGCCAGTCCGCCGGGATCGGGAACGGGTCAATGACGTGCGTCCACTTCCGGTCCGGGTTCTTCGGCCTGTTCACGAACTCGGTGAACACCTGGCCCTCAAAGCTGTCCCAGTCTCCGTTCAGAAGCGCCCGTCTCAGCGCTTCCGGCTTCTGCTCCAGCTCAAAGATGTAGTCATCCGTAATGAAGGGGTTCTCTGTGGCAAGTGCCGGTATATACTGCGTTCGTATCGTCTTCGTCTTATGCAGCGTCTCGGAATAGATCTCCTGCTCCTGGATTTCCATGTACGGTCCGGCATCCACGAACATCTTCTTGACCCAGCCATGGCCGATGTTCCCCGGGTTGCTGGCAGACCGTACAATCGGTACCACTCCCAGCGACTTCTTCGCCCTGAGACGGGTCTTGATGAAATCATAGATCACCTGCTCAAAGGATGTCAGTTCGTCAAAGTACAGGAACTGGATTTCAATACCGGAATACTTGAACCGGTCGGCTTCGTTCTCGCAGTGCCGGAACAGAATCTTCGATCCGTTGATCAGCCGGAACTCATGCCGCCCCGCGTTGTATGTGGCCAGCTTCTCCGGATAGGAAGCCTGTGCCTCCTTGATGTCCGTATCCTCCAGCTCACCGTAGGACCGCCGGAAAACAACCGCTGTCGTTCCCGGATTCTTCAGGCAGCGGAACAGCGCGTCCATGATCAGGGCCTTCGTCTTCCCGCCGCCAGCAGCACCGCCGTACAGGATCTCATTCGCCTTGCTGGCATGGAACATAGCCTGCTTCGGTGTCGGCTGGTAATTGATCACCACGTTCGCCATGAAATCCTCCAAATTGACAACAGCAGGACTCGAACCTGCATCTTCCAGCTACCCGGCGCAGTCGGCGCGTCTTACAGCGAAACCGGAAAGTAGGTAGGCCAGCACTCCGCCACACACGGCGGCGCTCTCCTTCCGTCATAACCCTTCCGGCAACCCTGCGTACCGATCCTTTGCTTTCACTTTTTACCAAATCCGATCCCCATGGGTCAGCAATCGGACAAGGCAAGCTGTGCTTCCCGTTACACCACGTTGTCATGCAAAATGGATCTGCGGTCCGGCACTGTGGGCCGCTACACAGCACCAGGTTTTTTTCACAAAAGCGCATCAGGAGGAATTACTGTCCATGAAGTTTCCCCGCAGATCCAAGTTGTGAGCTTTGTATACAAAAAACAGGGCAGCTCATGCCCGTCTTATCCGAGCTTTCCGTGAACTGATCCTTGTTTTTTTTATCCCCACCAGGAGAAGGATTGGGGTGGCAAGGCTTCGCTCCGATCCGGGAGCAGCGCGCTGGAGTCCCTGGCACGATTCGGCCCCCCGGGGTTCCGGCTTCGACCCCCTCCCCCGGGTCTGATCCCTGGCCGGTCTGCTGCTGGTCGGTCCGGTGCTGGCTGGCTGATCGGTGCTGATCGTCCTGCTGTCCTGATCTGGCACCAGGCTTCCGGACCGGTCTGCTCCTGCCATATTTTCCCAGCAGCTCTATGCTCTGATCATCCTGCTGATCCTGTGGATTATTCACAAAATCCTGCATAAACGGTGCATCACTGCATAGACTTCATTGGCAATAACTGGTAATATCGGCTGTATCCCTTGATCTGTCTACGTTTCAGCCTCGTTGCTAACTATTCGCTAAACTATTGTTTCACGAATAGTTGGTCACTGATCGTCCGGAGAACCGATATCCGGAAGACCTTCGATCTGGACGTGAACGGTCCGTTCTTCGTCACCGTAGATCTGGCCTTTTCCGTAGTTCAGCAGATCGTTCGCAGCTTTGTTCTGCAACCAGTCATCCTTTTCCCGCATCTGCTTCCGGATGACCTGGATCGCTTCGCTGGTACAGCCATACAGGATCGACCGTACTTCGTCTTTCCATGTTGGCTCAAAGTCAGGATGCTTTCTCCAGCGGCACATCTTGGCATCGGCTGCATGGATTTCATTTTCCGGAGAGACACCAAGCTCCAGTCCAAAGATGGCCTTCATGATCTCAGCTCTGGAGCATCCTTGGGCGCTCATCCTGGCAAATCGTTCCTGATCTGCTGTCAGCGGCTGCTTTTCCTTGGGCATTGTCTCGCCTCCTTCCGGACCCGGCTGGGGTCATACGATCGTTTATGTTTACGCTTCCCAGCTTTTTCCGCATTTCCCTGTACTGTCTGAGTTTATCCGGTATTGGAATATCAAAGGGAATGGTTATATATTGTGAATGGATAATGAATGATTATTTATAACGTGAGAAAAGCACCAGGAATTATTATCACTGGTGCTGTGTAGTGTGTATTGTGCTTGGTCCTCTGTATAGTTCTTCCACTATAGCTGATTATAGTGTCAATACCTTGCAGTGTCAATACATTTTCATGCACTTTGTACCAGATATGGTGGATGGGGATTGGTACTATGTACTACTGCTGATCCTGGTGCTGGTACAGGATGCCAGGAAATTTTTTTGAGAAAATCGTGAGATAGATCCGGTTTTTGGCTGGAATCAAACCTTCCCGATGTTGTGTGGCAACGTTTTGCTGGTTTTTGACATTGTCTGAAAAAAAGTGTTGACAAGGGTGGCACCCCGGTGATATGATGTCCTCGACAGCAGGGGTGGCACCCCATGAAAGCCAGAAAGTGAGGAGCAAAACAATGATGAACGAAAAGACCTTCGCCAAGCTGAGCGAGAAGCAGTACGCACTGGTGGTTATTGATCCTGATCTGGGAATCATCGCAAAGCTGGCCTTCAACGTGAGCATCTCAGAGATCGTCGACATCGAGACCTACTTCGATTTCCGGAAGCTGGAAGGCAAAGGAAGCCTGGTCCGGGTGTGCAGGACCAACGGAGAGCTTTACTTCCAGAATGTTTGGGAAGACGCTCTCGGAGAGTGGATCAAGTTCTGATCAACCAGCCAGCTTCGGCTGGCCGGGTCCAGGGCCTCCGCTGGAGACCTTGGCTCCGGCTAAACCGGAAGAAAGAATGAGGAGGAACAAAGCAATGAGTAAGTACATCATCACCAGCAACCCGGGCGGATACAGCATCCTCGACAAGGAAACCGGTCTTTTCTTCGGAGGATATGATTTCATGGGCAGTGTTAACTGGGGAGATGAAGAGCTGGTCATGGAAATCGGCGAAGCGAAGCAGATCATCAGCGACATGATCGCTGCAGAATGAGAGGAGGAACGAACCATGACCGCGAGAGATTACGCCAACGCTTACCGGGCCATGCTGAAGCAGGGCCACAGCGCCGAAGAGCTGAACAACGCCAACCACATCGCCCTGGAAAAAGGGATGATCACACTGGAGCTGTTCATGGCTGCAGCCAGAGTCCTGGCAGAGACGATTCTGAGCCGCTGATCCTGGAAACCGGAGACGGAACTAACGCCTCCGGATTCCAGCACCAGATGCTGGAGAAAGAGAGGAACGAACCATGTACGCTAAATTCATCAACGCCATCAATGATAATGGCAACCAGACTGCATACGTTATCCGGGAAATCAACGGTAAGTATGCTGTGGAACAGTACAACCATACGATCATCACCGCTGATGATGAGCAGAGCGCCATGAACGCTGTTCTGTGCATGATGGTTGATAACGGCTGGCACATGGACAACATCGTCATTAATGACAACGATGCATGGCACGCGGTTGAATTCGATCATGCTGGTGACGGTCGAATCATCGTCAAGTTCTATGAGTGGATGCGCGGCCAGTACATCCAGCTCGGCCCTGATGAATACTGTGATCCTGGCTTCGCGAAGGTTGAATACGGATACTGTTGACAAATAGGTTATACTGAATAACAGGGGGTGATACCATGGGAAATCTAATAAGTGACCGCAAAAACGCCAGGTGGTTTAGCCTGAAGCTCAGCCGGAACACTGATGCCGCGATCATCGATCATCTGGAGCAGCAGGAAAACATCCAGGGATACATCAAGCGGCTGATCCTGGAGGACATGAGCAGACAGGTAAAACCGCAACCGGAACCCGCGAAAGCTGAAGCGAACTTCAACGCAACGCTGGAGCTTATGCGACAGATCACGAAGTGAGGAGGAGCAAACATGAAGTACACTGTAGAATACACTGATCCAGCAACCGGCGCGAAATCACCCATCGATACAATCACGGTGCCAGAAAATTATACCGCTGATGATTACATCCGCGATTGCCACGAAAACGCTGATCCGGAATGGATTGCAATGATCGATGCCGGTGAAATCGATCTTGTAGCGGCTGAATAACAATGCTGTACAAAACAAAGGACCGGGGAATCACTCCCCGGCCTTTTCTTTTTGCCGCTTTTCCTCTTGTTTCTTTTTCCAAAGGACGGACAATTCTATTAATTCATCATTCGATATCTGTCCCATTAACCACCCAGTAAATAACATCATTGGGTTTGGAGGCCATTCCATAGGATCACTCCTCATCTATCCCAACAAGCGACCAGTCCGGTGCCTTCTCCCATTTCCAGCGTTTTCTTTCCATTTCGCTTGGCCGGTGCGTCCAGCAGCGCCATGTTTTGTTATACAACTCATTCATGTTGTAAGTCTGGCAAGTGTACACACGCTTGAAAAAATAACCGAACATCGTGTTTTTCGGATCGCTTACGATACGCATCATGAGCTTCACTGGTTCCGGATCGCGCTTGTCGATTGTCTCAACATAGGCATATTCACACTCTCTCACCTCGTCCAAAGTCATGATCCTGGGTGTGCATTCCTTACGCAAGTTTTTGTAGCTCCGGATAAGGTACTGCAAATCTGCATACATCACATTAACGCAGTCAAGGCAGTGTACTCTCTCGTCCGGCAGTTTAATTCCATACTGGTTGTAATGTTCTTCGTCAGCATATGGACATCCAACACATTGCGTCTCTGGTTCATCCGGAATATCATGATGGCAAAAACCATTAAACAGTTTTTCTATCTCTTTCTCATTCATGTTTTCTTTCATCCTGCGCTGAAATTCAAGAATCGCGTTTTTCTGTGCTTTTGTCATGTTCCTGTTCCTCCTCATCCATCACCCGCTGTGCAGCGCTGAGCGCCGCTCCTTTGCATCTGTACACACTGTTCGGGTCCTTGTAACCAAGCTCGTCACTGATCCATCGCATTGATTTTCCCAGGATATACAGGTAATTGAGCAGCTTCCGGAACTTATCCTGTTGTACCTTCCCGATGATACGCTCTGCGCGGCCTATAATGGCCAGATATTCGCGTCTCTGGTCATAAAGGTCCCGTAATGTGTCCACAGCGCCTACAGCAGCCATTTCGACCCTTGAAGCACTTCTGTTGTGGTTTCCGGACCCGCCAGCAATCCCTCCCATGGAAAACCCCAGCTCTTCGTAATGCTCCAGCTTGGCATTCAGGACCTTCAGCTCACTCTCCGCTTTGCGGACCAGCGGGAAGAATTCCTTTGCTGTCATCGGCTTCGCTCCCCTCTTCCGGATCAGAAACCGGAGGATTGTCCATGAGCCACCATTCCCCGCAGCCGGTTCCAAGCTCCGGCCTGTCACATTCGCCCAGGCGCTTTTCCTCGCACCAGTCGCAAAAACTGCACTGGCCTGCAATCACGCCGTCAATGCAGGCATTGTATCCCCGGATATCCCGGGATGCCTTCTGGTTCCAATCAGTCAGATCCTCAATCATCTTGCTTGCTGCCTTCAGACTCTGTTTCGCGTTCATTTTTTACCCTCCCATAGCATTTCCATGCCGCCGTCATAGAAAAATGGCTTTTCGCGTCCTTTTTTGCCATCCGGAATATCAGGCAAACATCGTCATACGGTTCAATCGATTTGTGCATCTGCCTGAGTAGCATTTTTGTGTATCCCGGAACGTTCTTTATCAGGTCCTCTTCCGTTGTATCAGGGATATCGATATAGGCACCGTATAGCTTCACATCTTCCGGATAGTCAAACGGGTCCATCATCAATGCCATCCTCCAATCTGAAAATCATCCTGACAATCATCTGTGCCATCAGCAGTCCATCATAAACACCGGTCCTGTACAGGTTTTCCCGTTCGCTGTATCCTTCAGCCGGAGCCAGCGCTTGCTGGTTATCCGCTATAGCCGTCAACAGCTCCTTCACTTTCCTCCTGCCCATTTTCGCCCTCCATTTTGTCCCTCCAGTACTGTATCTTTGACGTTTTCTCATTCAACAGCGCGGCGATCTCCTTGTTATTCAGTCCGTCCCGGATCGCCCTCTGAATTCTTTCCCGGCGTTCCGCCGCATTCAGATGTCCTTCCTGCCAGCTCCGGAGACATTTCCAGGAACAAAGGAACACCTTCACGCCGCCGGTATTCCTGGAATAGCTCCACTGTTCGCCCTTTGTGATGAAATGCTTCCCGCAAAGCGGGCATTTCCTCTCAATCCCGAAGAAACCATAATTCCCGTTAGCCACTATATCTCCCCCGTTTCCCGGAAGCGCTTCATGTCCTCTTCAAGCTGCTTCATCTGATCGTCATTGGCATCTGAATAATCCCGCTGCGGGAAGTCCTGTGCAATCACCCTTTTCTCTGGCTTTGGTGCCTTCTCTCGCTCCATCGCCTTCCGCATATCGTCCTGGTACCATTCCCGGGCTTTCACCCGCCAGTCAGGGATCGGTTTCCCGTTCTTCGATTTCCAGCCGTTGTCAGTGTAGTGGCTGTAGAAACGCTCCACGTTGATCGTCAGTCCGTTCTTCTCGCAATAGGTTCTGATCTCTTCGATGGTCGGGGCGGATGGTCGCGGAGCCGTCTCCCCTACACCTTCTATCTGTTCTATATTTCTATTCTTTTCTATACTTTCTATATATTCTATACTTGTTGCCGTTTTGCGTGACGTTTCGCTGCCGGTTTGCTTGTCGGTTTGCTTGTCATTTGCCTGCCCTTTGCCTGCCCCTTTGCTTGTCATTTGCTTGTCGCTTTGCTTGTCATTCGTTTGATACTCATCGTACCGAACTATTGATATTACTCGGTATTTTGGGTATGCGGTGCTTGTCACTTCGCCTGTCATTTTGAGTTTGTCCAGACTGTCACGCACTTGACGAATTGAGAGCGAAGTGCTTGCCGATAAGCTTGTCAAACTGGTGACCAATTGCCCGCGCTTCACAGGGAAGCCTTGGAACGTTCCGTCTTTGTAGTTTGCCTTCAGCAGAAGATGGATAAACAAACGGAATGTGTTTGTATCGTGATACCATTCCCAGTTCAGAATCTTGTCATAGAGCTTTATAAACCGTCCAGCCATCTTCAGCTCACCAGCCTATACTCTGTATACCGGATCGTCTTCCCTCGCCAGTTTTTCTTGACCACCGGAAAGCTCTCAATCGGGAACCCCTGTTTCCGGAGATCGCATACCCTGGCCGCAAGCCTCATGCAGCCGTACTTATTCAGCGCCACCATGGGGTTTATGCTTCCGTGCTTCCGGATGTGCCGCAGTATGTCATTGCACTGGTTAGCGCGGTCCTGTGCCGTCTCAGTCATGTCCTTTCTCCTTTCAGATATTCGATCAGCAGTTTCCCGGTACTCCGGCCATCGCAATACCGGAACTGTACCCCGTACCGCTCTGTCATTGTTTGCATTACCTTCTTCAGTGTCGAAGGGTCGAAAAGGTACCTTGGTTCCCCGTACCGGTCAAGTGGAGAGACCCACTTGTCCAGGTCTCCCCCGGGCGGCATCTCCTCGATCAGAATGATCAGCCTGATCCCGCAGTCCTGTGCCCGTTGACACTCATCCCGGAATCGTTCATGGCTCTGGAAGCAGCAATTCGCGATCTCAGCGATGCCCATCTTCGTATCCACTGAGACATCGCCCTTCCCGGCGATCTGGTAATCTCCGACATTCAGTGCCTGCCGGATGATCCTGATCCCGTTCTGCCTGCAGTAGGCTTCTATGTTCTTGTGCTTCCCTTTCTGCTGCCTGGTGTCCTCATAGATCACCAGGCTTTGTCGTTCGCATCCCATGGAAGCTGTTCCGTCACAACCTGCATCCCGCTCCTCCGATCCACAGGAGCAGGCGGAGTAGGGTCCGCATCGTCCTGCTGTTTCGGTGGCAGTGTGGCAACCTTGCCATCCCGGACATCCTGCACGATCTCAAACCGGACTGGCCTGGTGAACTGATATCCGTTGTATCTGTCTTCCTGGACGCTGATGCCGATCAGCTTGGTGACCAGCTTGGTTTCCTCGCCGTCCCATTCAAACCCGGGATTGCTGGCAACGAACCGACCGATCGCGTCATTGAAGGTCTCCACATCCTTGTCAAAGTCTCGGCCAGTGTTCTTCTCATTGGGAATCCAGACCCGCATGATCCCTTTGTAGGATACTTTCCTGTCCGGCGTTTCCTTCTCTTTCTGGGCGCGGTACTTCTTCATCCAGAAGTCTTTATAATCACCTTCAGCGATGTCCATGTAAACCTCCAGCCGCTGGGCAGGAGCTTTGCCTTCGATCTGCACACTCAGCACCTTCGCCACATAGGGACCGGCAGGCAGCTGCCGCACAAATCCCTTCCGTACTTCCGCTTTCATTCCGTTGTAACCGATCATTTTATTTTCCTCTCTTTCATATCTGCAATTGCTACAATCCGCTTATATTGGGTAGTTATTGTTGCCTTTTAATTACTTGATTCTGTTACCCAGTACTTACTTTTACCGAACATTAACCAACCACCAAACAGAAGCACCGCAGAACCGATTCGCCACATGAATTTATTCCGTCCACCTATTGGAGAATGAATAAGAATATGTCCGAAGTGTTCTCCGTCATACGTTATCTTTATCGTCATCCTGTCTGCGTTCTTCATTAGTTTCCCTCGTTTATTGCGTCATTGTTGCCTTTAAGTCAATTTCGCTCCGCATCCGGGGCAGTAATCAAATGTTTCCGTGCAGTTGTCTATAACACTCCATTTTTTATGGCAAAACGGGCATTCAATATCATCGCCATGTGCAAATGTGTGGTCTATCCATTTCCCTTTTCCCTGCTCTTTCAGTAGTTCAATGGTTGGAGTATCATCAATGAGTTGTTTTACCTGTTCATCGTCAAGCAATCTGCAATTACGGCAGTTCTCAAAAATATCCACATGAGTATTCGGTATAGCTTTTTTCAATGCGTCTGCATCTATTAGCCTCATGTTCTCACTCCTCCTAATTGTTGCCTTTAAGTCACATCACATGGTATAATTACGCTGTGTGGCGAACATGATAACCGTGTTCTGCTCTGAGCGTGTCATTCCCGTGATGCGCTCTTTCTTTTGTTTCCCAATACTCCTAAAACGTTGCTTCGCATTCATTCAGCAACCATCTCCTTCCACGCCTTCCCATGCTTCCTGTTTCATCTGTTCGTTGGTTGGTCTGTCTGACCAGAATCTGAAGTACTCTGTATGATGCCCTTTTTTACCATTATTCTGAAC